ATATCAAGGTGTGACACAAGGTGGTGCGCAAGGTGGATCGCAAGGCGGGGCGCAAGGTGGATCGCAAGGCGGGGCGCAAGGTGGATCTCAAGGCGGGGCGCAAGGTGGGGCGCAAGGTGGATCTCAAGGTGGAGTCCAAATTGGTGCGCAAGGGACATTGGCACAATTGTCGGGTCCACAAAACCCTTATACGTACAATGGTGCTCTTTCGGAAAAACCAAGCGCAGATTTCATCCCGATCACAGCGGATTTCAGTAAGTTCGGACGATAAATTGTAGATTTTTCGCACACATTTGATGTCGGAAAAATCGTCAAAATGCGTTATTCTAAATAATATAATAAAAAATGTAAATACATCTTGTATTATATCACATGGAGACCGAGGGACCGAAAACCCATCTACCCAGCAAGGAGGATAACACAGTCACAATAAATGAAAAAATAAATAAAATTCTTGGCAGAGAAACAATAAAAGAAGAAATAAAAAACATCCTACAAAATTTCGAAAAAAATTGTAAAAACATCAATTTCAAAAAAGGTATCTACATATATGGCGCAACCGGATGCGGAAAAACAGAATTTGTAACAACACTATTGAAAGAAATGAATTATGATGTGATTAAATACGACGCCGGAGATGTGCGTAACAAATCACTGATTGACACTATTACTAGCAACAATATTTCAAATCGCAATGTTCTCCATATGATGCAACGAAAGGTCAAAAATATTGCGATTGTCATGGATGAAATTGACGGGATGAACAACGGCGACAAGGGTGGAATCACGAGCCTCATCAAACTGATTCGTCAGAAAAAAACGAAAAAACAGAAATCCGAAGATGTTACCCTGAACCCCATAATTTGTATTGGTAATTATTTCATGGACAAAAAAATAAAGGAACTCATGAAGGTATGCAATGTGTTTGAATTAAAAACACCGACAAACGATGAAATGTCGCAGATTTTGAGAGATTTTTTCCCTGAAAATATCCTAACAACGAAAAATGAAGTCCTGAGTTGTTTGGTAAGTTATATCCAAGGAGATTTACGTAAATTCTTGTTTATAAAAAAAATGTACGAAAAAAACCCCGAATTATTTCGTAAATTTTCGGAGAACCTTGAAAAAGTCCTGAAAACAAAGACAAGTATCGAGGACTCGAAGAAAATAACGAAGAACTTGTTGAATCGCCCTATTTCCATCGACGAACATAATACTTTCATGAATGAAACGGATCGTACCATTGTTGCTCTATTATGGCACGAAAATATTATTGATGCGATTTCGGAAAATACTCAAAAAGATAAATCCTTTGTTTTTTATACGAAAATATTAGACAATATGTGTTTTGCGGATTACATTGACAGGATAACGTTCCAAAATCAAATATGGCAGTTCAATGAAATGTCGTCAATGATGAAGACATTTTATAATAACAAATTGTATCACGAGACCTTTCATGATAACAACGGAAAGTTTCAGCCACAGGAAGTCCGATTTACCAAGGTTCTCACAAAATATTCGACGGAATACAACAATCAATTGTTTATTTATAACATGTGTCAGGTATTGGACATGGATAAAAAGGACATGATTGCGTTTTTCCAAGAATTACGGTTGATTTATGGGAATGATTTTTTGTCCAACCCAGAAATCGTTCAAGTGATCGAGGATATGTTTGAAAATTACAACATTAATAAGTTGGATATCAAACGTATTTACAGGTATCTAGATAAAAACGTCAAAAAAGAGCCGGAAGAAGTGGATTTTGGGGAAGACGAAGGGGAATTATAATGTGGTCCCAACCTAATCTCTATTCTGGGTTAGGTTGCCTCAACCTTACAGCCCAAAGGGCTGTTGAGGCAACCTAACTCCAGAGGTAGCTTCGCTACCGGAGGAGTTTGACAAACACTTCAGGTTCGCATTTAGAAACCGAAAAATCTACAAAACCCGTCCTTTCCTTACGATAAATTCCGGTTCTCGATTCGGATGCCTTTACTTCTGCGCAGCGAGGAGGAGTTTGTACGGATTCTGTTTTCATTGTTGATTTTATTGATTGTAATTCCGAGGTGAGTTCCATATTCCGAATCGTGAGAAATTTGTTTTCGGTGCGCAAATCTCGTTCTTTATTTTCCAAATCATGTATTTTTTCTTTATATACCACAGAATTGAACTCCTCTGCTATGGAGTTAGGTAACACAACTGTTTTAGTGGTATTCTTGGTAGCAGCAGCCTCTAATTCTTGTATTTTTGCCGCCATTTGCTTCATTTGATTTTGTAGTTGATTAATAATACCAACCGCATCGTTAATTCCAATCGCAACGGTTTGACCTCCAGGTTGTTGCATCATGATTTGCTGTCCTCCCGCTGCCGCTGCCTTATCCGCCATTTCTTTGGCCTGTTTTTCGCGCTGTACTTTGATATCGTGAATTTGTTGTAATACATCTGGTTTCATGCGAGGTTCTCCGGGAGCATAGGTACGTAGCAATTCATCAATGTCTTCGAGGAAAAATTTTTTGATGCGGGCTTCGTTAGGTGATTTGATGAACATATCGACAGTTTTGTTGGAAAGTTTGGTAAAATTGGGGTTGGGATTTTCCAAAAGGGTACGCTTATCGAATGAATTATGTTCGTGAGAAAAAACGAGGATGGTTTTGAGTGGGTCCAACTGCGCAAATGGAACGGTATATTCTTTCAAAAAAGCACGTTCTTCCGCAACCGAAGTATGATTATCGTATCTACATGTATTCAAGAGTTCTCGTCGGAAAGCAAAAGTGGCAGCGGTGGCATGGTTGGGGCCATAAGGTCCAAATTGATACATGGGATTTTTGAGATTACTTTTGATGTTTTTGAAATAGAGATATATTTCACTGGTACCAGCACATAGAGCCTGTGGATTGCGCATAAGTGTTTCAACCGCGTGTGAAATACGTTCAGGTGGATAATAATCGTCGTCGTCCATGTAAACCAAGATGGAACCGCGTGATTTGTCGTGCATCATGTTGCGTTTGGCACCCAAAGTCATTTTTTTATCCACAGTGAAATATTTGATTTGGGGAATATTGGCCTCGTCCACTAGGTCACCGATTTTGTCGGTACCATCATCAATAATGACCCATTCAATGCGGCTTTTCGGATAGGTTTGGTTGCGAAAACATTCAAACAATATGGGAATAAAGGGGCGACGATTGAAGGTGGGTGTACATACAGAGACAAGGGGTAACATCGGTTTTGATGAGGTAGATTGTGTGGTTTTATTTTTTTTTGTCATATGTTATCTCGAATAGGTAGAATAATAAAAACATTTTATACCGTTTTTACTATTTACATTATTTTTTGGAGCCAAAAAAATTACCTATTCTTGATTTTTTTAGAGTGGGGCTGGTTTTCCTGGTACTGCTACTGGTACTACTGCTGGTTTTACTGCTGCTACTGGTTTTACTGCTGCTACTGGTTTTACTGCTACTGGTACTACTGCTGCTGCTGGTTTTACTGCTACTGCTACTGGTTTTACTGCTGCTACTGGTTTTACTGCTGCTACTGGTGGAATTTCTGGTGGGGCTGGTTTTCCTGGTACTGGAACGGCAGGTTTTCCTGGAACCGATATTTTTTCAACAATTGTTTCTTTTATTGTATTTACGGTTGTCCCATTTTTATTAATTGGTTGAATAGGATAAAATACAGGTTGGTTTTGTTTTTTTGGTAATACAACAGTAGAATCATTTGATGTACCTTTAAATGCGTCAATAATTAATTTTTTAAACGCATAAATTATTGTAATAAATAACGCAAAGAATACGAAAATAAATTTAAAACTCAACCTAATTTTATTTGAACTGGTCATAATTTTCGATAAATTGGTAACCCCCGCTAATAAAACCGCGACAATAGTACCAATATATAAATGTTTAAAAATAGTTTGAATCGCGCTATGATATACAAAGGCTAATTTATCATATATCCAATCAAACCATGAATCTGAACATTCGGCTTCAATACCACAACGTTTTCTATAATCGTCCATCGTGCCTTTTTGAATATAATCATCTATATCAAACATAGTATTAAAAAGTCCAATTTTCGAAAAATGAATCATGCCAAAAAACGAATAAAATATCAAATAAAACGCAATAGATATGGCGGCGATTGTAACAAAATAATGAGAAATCATGAAACGAATAATACTGGTTATGTTGTTTTTCGCTCCCGATAAGAATCCGGAAGCGATAGATGTTACTCCAGAAGCGGCAGCTGTTACTCCTGAAACCGCCATTTTCACATTTTTGGCTTTTTTATCTGCCTTTTCTTTCGCTTCATTTTGTACGGCTTCATTTTCTTCAGCTTTTTTTGCCGCATCTGCTGCTTTGATTGTGGCATTTCTTTTCTTTGTATTATCTTGTAGTTTATCTTCCATCTCATGAATATATTTTTGATCAGGTTTCGGATCTTTTTTTAATTTATTTATTCTTTCACGTAATATTTTTTCTTCATTTGCTAATTCTTCAAGGGTTTCGTTCATATCACCTTCACCACCTTTGACTTGCGGTATATCATTATTTTTCAGAATTTCATCCATATTTACCCCCACCCTTCCTTCTGCGCTCTTAGATAAAATATCGTCAACAATTAGGTTAATATTTTTTTCCTTTTCCACAGCGGATTTATTTTCTTCAGGATCATAAAATTTTTCATAAAAGCTAGGAATAAAACTGGGAATTTGACCACCAAAAATAAGAATATGTAAAAACCAATAAGTACGTAAAGTAGGTGAAACGGGTTTGTTTGGATTCGTATACACATGTTGTAATTCTGGGTCCCAAGGTTTCACTTTGTGATTAAAAAACATTTTTAATGAATCGTAAAACAAATCCACAATTGCGTATCCACATGAGTTCATAATTTTATAAATGGTGACATACATGACTAAAAATATCAAATCGTTTGTGACAAAAACCCGTTTCATAGTCTCTGGTAAAACATATAACATCAACCAATTGAGGCATTCAAGTGGGTACAAAATGAATTCCAGTGCGAAATTTAAAAATGGGCTAATTTTACGTAAATTTTTACCCGATATATTCCAACCAATGATTCGCTCATTATTGTCTTGATAAAACATTAAAAAAAACCAATTGTAAGTGACAAAAATAGTGATTATTAAAGAAAATATTTTTGAAATAATACTGTTGACGAACCGAATTTCAGTATCTGTTTGGTTTTTGTCGAGTAGTTTGACATTTTGAATTTTGGCTAATCCTTCGTATAATTTTATACCAATCTTCTTTTCCAACCAACGGAAATAAATAAATGGATATTCGATATATTTCAAATTTTCCTTAATAAATTGGAAGATAGGATTCTCCGTCATTTCTTTCGAAATATCTGTGACTGCGGAGTTTATTTGTCCTGTTATTATTTTGTCATTTGATGTACTTTTGTCTTTCAGTTTACTGGCATCATTGCTGCTCCCATTTACTTGTTTGCCCGATGGACCACCAATACATCCGCCTATTTTTAGCGAACTAAAAAACCCGATTTTATTTTTCGTAATATCGTCGATCAATTCATGGTCAGCGTAATCTTTGTTTTTTTTGTTAACTAGAGCACCAAATATATTTATGCCCATATTTCCAAAAGAAATATCGCTAACACCACTTACATCCGTAGTAATTGCTCCGAGGGCGCCCAAGGAAAAGGATGATTTTTTTTTTATATTTTCTGGATCCAATTGGTTGATAAGATTATTTTTGGGAATATTTGTTTCCAACCTAACTCCCGTGGAGTTTGTAGGAGGCTTCATTGAAGCTGTTCCTTGGGGCAAATCAACTTGTCTGACGTTTACATTGGGTATTTTGGTATTTGTTTCAAACCCCTCCACAAAAAAACGGGTATCCAACCCGATATCTGGTGGTTCGGAATATAAGAATTTCAGTGGGTCTGTTAAGCATTTTTTGTTTTTATGTTCGTTTTTGTAACGTTTTTTGTTATCATTCACTAAATTGTTCATTTTCCATGATGTTTCTTCCATAATAATAAAATATAAAATATAAAATATACAATAACATTTTATATTTTATTCTTTACATGAATGCGGGGGACCAAGGTCCCCCCGCACGCCCCCTCCTTCCTGTATAATATTGATAATTCACCCGGAGGAGGGGGCGTACGGGGGAACCTTGGTTCCCCGTATCCCTGCATTAGCGCGCGTACAACATGCCGCAATTACCACCAATAATAGACAGCACATTGTATCGTTCCTCCATAACAATTAAATTATAATTGTAATCAAAAAGTCGCCAATTTTGTTTGTTGACCCCAATCGTGTTGCCAGCACCATCACAAATAATCTGGTAATTGCTGTTTTGGGCGGAAAATGGCGGAACATACGTCGTGATTTCAAGTTCAATGGTTTTGAATTTACTCATATTAATTGCCCCAGAAGGTTGGTATTCAAAGGGACTGGTATTCAAACAGAAATTGTAGCAGTAAAGACCTTCTTTGGCCGATGCCTGTGTTCGCGTATATTTCTCTACATAGTTAAACACTCCACTAGGAAGGGTATTTTCGCGATATTCACCGTTGAATAAAATTCCAGCCGTCAACAAAATTTCCTTTTGATTGTCCACGATGAAATCCCCCGTCTCGAACAATCCGGACAATGTATTGTCTGGTTCATAATAAGGACCTTTTGTAAATCCATTGATAGCGGCTTGAGCTGCGAATTTTGGAGGTAATGTATGTGTGGCTTGAACAATGTTGGATGGCAAAGCGCTGTAGGGCCAATTGGTGTAATTAGACCATTCATTTCGCATGTTAGCATCGTTGCGCTGTAGATACCACATCCAATTGGTGATCATACCATTGGATGTGAGCTGAACCTTGCTCGTGCCTGTCACGTTCTCAAATTCATAACGGAAAACATCTTTGACCAAATAGACTTGGTCTTTGGCGGCGAACAGTTCGGTTTCGGATTTAGACAAGAAACAGTAATTACACAACAAATACACATCGGCATTCCATATGGGCGATTGATTCGCATATTGGTTAGCATCCGTGAAAATTGACGGCGGAGTTTGTAAGAATCGGTACATTTGTAACTCTTGGCGATTGAAATCCGGTTGAATATACGGATAATTGTTGGAAGAATCATACACGTCACGTATTTGGAACATTTCTTGAATAGGGCGTAAAGTCACCCATATTTCCAATTCATTGTATTGTAGAGCGACCAATGGGAAAGCACACCGGCTGTCCAGAGTAAACCAAGCATTGATGGGAATGAATAATTGTCTTCCACGTATCGAGGGTTCGGCACCGGCCGTATTATCCGTATAAAAAGCCGAAGGATAACAGTTGCCACGACCCATGGCCTGGGCGGGATTATTCAATTCGTCAATGTTTCCGGTCATTTCGTTGAATAAATTCTTCTTTTCAGTGGAAAAGTCGCGGTCGACCATGGCCGCCAAATAATCACCCGTATATTTTTGTAAGGTAAGAGAACCACATACAATCGAAATTTCCTCAATGATTTGTGTGCCAAACTCGCGTATCCATCGAAAATCGTAGGGTGCCCATGTATTTCCTGTGTTAGCATTCGGCTCATGAATGGGACTCCAAATATTGGGCAAGGTTAGTACTAAATAGGTATCCATAAGCAATTCGGCATAACGCTTGATTTTGAATTTGAATGTGGAAGAGGTAGTGGGACGTAGATCACGAGAACCTTCATAATCAATGCGGAATTTCTGCATACCGAAATTGGTGTATTTTGAATAAGTGACCGCGAAAAAAGTTTTGGTAGGATTTCCAGTTAAAAAAACATTGTTACTCCCTTCTGAAATTATATTTAGTAATCCTCCAGGCATTTATGTATATATGTGTTAGAATACAGTAATATAATATCACCATATTTTATTATATTGTTATTTTCGTAAATGTTGAAAAAATTGATTGTTTTGCTAGTTTTATTGGCGTTTTTTTATTTAATTTATAAATTGGTGCGACAAAGACAAAAATTATTGGCCATTGAAACTTTCCAAGAAGGCGCTCTTTTTTCCGTTCCTACCAAAGACAAAGAATTGTCGAGTTTAAAAGCAGATCCTTCCAGTCCCGCCGGTATTTCCAGTGCGGACACCAATTTACCACTGGTACAATATTGTATCAAGGCGTCTTATAATTCAGCATTTACCGGTAATTATATCAACAAAGACATGGTGAAATACCTTCTTTCACGTGGAGTTCGATTTTTCGATTTCGAAGTCTACCCCAATGATGAAGCCAAAGGTTCGAGTAATCTCGTACCTATCGTGAGTTGTAAGGATGTGCCACCCCAAACTACCGAAACCTTGGCAAATATTCTGAAAGTGTTTGGAGAAAACGGGTTTCAAGGGGTGGCACCGAACTCAAAAGATCCGATTTTCATTCATTTGAGAATTTATCCAAACAACAACGATTACTTGTATGCGGCAATTGCTTCAGTCATTGAAAACTCCAATATACAGTCGAAATTGTATCGTGACGGAAGTAAAAAGGCCATTAAAATTGACTTGACTCCTGTTGGTACCCCGAAAACGTTGTCGGACATCAACGGTAAGGTGATTATTGTGTTGGATTTTTCTGTGGCATCAGATTACATGTCGAATAAATACAGATGCGCTAATTTAGGTTCACCACCCACCCCATGTTATGATTTTTTTAATTATGTGAATTTTTTGAGTGGTGGTTCGAATCCCAAATACACATATTCGCAAATAATGCAACAAAAAAATACACCCCCGGTTCTCAACGATGACGGAACTACCGTGAATGTGAAAATATTTTCACTGGTATGTCCCGATACGTGTAATAATGTTCTCGGATTGGCATCTAGTCCTCCTTATTACAAATTGCCGATGAATTATGGAATACAAGTGGTGATGTGTCCATTCTATCTGAGTGGTGTCAATTTAGGCGGATACGAAGGTGCTTTTGCTAACAGTAATGGTACTGCGTTTGTTCCGATGACAACCATGGTAAGTTATATCAAAAAGAACATCTATAGCATGCAATAAATTATCCCAATATACTATAGTGCAGTAATCACAATAGTATATATTATATGAAAAATCAAAAAAACCGGCGAAAATATAATTCAGAATTGTGTAATGAGACCATGACGTTTCAAGAGTGTGAATTAGCGATTTTGCGCCATGCCGTGGATGAAACAGAAACCATACAATCACAAAAAATCGCCAATTCCGATGAAATAAAACGTATGATTGCGATTTTAGAGATTTTTTTAAAAAGAAAGGAGTGTATTTGCTATGGTGGTACCGCCATCAACAACATATTACCCAAATTTGCGCAATTCTACAATCGCGAAATGGAAGTACCCGATTACGATTTTTATTCAAAAAACGCATTAGCTGATGCCAAAGAATTGGCAGACATATATTACAAAGAGGGGTATGAAGATATCGAAGCCAAGGCTGGCGTCCATCACGGTACATTCAAAGTGTTTGTGAATTTTACACCCATTGCCGACATTACCTACTTACATCCCGAAATATTCGATGTCATGTCGAAGGAATCTATACGTGTAGCTGGCATACGTTATGCGCCCCCCAATTTTCTACGCATGAACATGTTTTTGGAATTGTCTCGTCCTGCGGGTGATGTTTCTCGTTGGGAAAAAGTTCTCAAACGCATGACCCTTCTGAACCAATTTTACCCCCTTCTTCCCAAATTGGAATGTTCCATGGTCGAATTTCAACGCCGTATGGAAAACAACAATCCGGACTCGGAGAACATTTATTTAATTGTGAGAAACGCGTTGATAGAACAGGGTGTGGTATTTTTTGGTGGATACGCGGCATCTTTGTATTCGCGGCACATGCCTAAACATCAACGACGTTTGATCGAAACCATCCCTGATTTTGATGTGATTAGCGAAGATTCCGAAACATGCGCAACCATTGTCATGGAACAATTGGAACAGGCGGGTTACAAGAAAATTACGTCGATACGTCATCCACCGATTGGAGAACTGATTCCAGAACATATCGAAATACGGGCAGGGAAAGAGACATTGGTATTTATATATAGTCCCATTGCGTGTCATAATTACAATAAATTACATATAGGTCATAGTGAAATCAAAGTGGCCACCATTGATACCATGTTGTCTTTTTATTTTGCTTTTTATTATGCGAATCAGCCTTATTACAACAAAGACCGTATCATGTGTATGACCAAATTTCTATTTGAAGTTGAACAACAAAATCGCTTAGCACAACGTGGGCTATTGAAACGATTTAGTATAGACTGTTATGGAAAACAACCTACTCTGGAATCCATTCGCGGAGAAAAAGTGAAAAAATACGAAGAACTGAAACATAATCGCAATTCGCTCGAATATGAAGATTGGTTTTTAAAATACAATCCTGTCATAAAATATGGAAAAAAAAACAACAAAGAAACGAAAGACAATGTAGATCCAAGTAAAGTTCCATTGGAGTATCAAACGGTTGAAAAACGAAATACAACGAAACGTGTTAAAAAACGTGTGAAGAGAACCCAGCGCAAACAGACTAAACGAGACAGTTTTTTGAATATTTTTTAACGGAATATTTGTTATATTCCCATATTATATCATCAACAAAAATTTAATACAGCGTTGGAAGAGCCAAAATAAGACCCCAAATAGAGAACTCTTACATAAAATACCGTAAAAATTCAAATTACCATCCGCGTGAAAAATGGGTAAAAATTTTAAATAGGTAAACATCAATGTGTTGAAAAAGGGCATATTGAATAAGAAAAACAACAATGCCACCAAAAATGGGATTTGAAAATCAATGAGCGCAGCATCCATGACTTCCGTAGTTTGTTTGTTTTTCTCGTGTTGCTGTATTTTCTTTTCAGAAGCCATCTCATATTCCTTAATGTAGTCACCGGTCAGTTTGGGTTTGGGAATATAATTTGGCTGTATTTCTTCATCTTGTTGATAGGAAGATTGGTCCATAGGAATATCGCGGGATGGTAATCGTACTTGTTCTTGGGGAGCATAATCGAGAGCCATGTTGCGTGAAGGAGCCTGAAATTCAGGCAGGGGCATTTGATTCGGCTGAATGGAATTACCATAGGGATTCGGATGAACATTGATCGGAACATAATTGGTGGCAGGTTCATCCAAATTGCGCCGGTTGCTAGAAGTCTCACCCATGTTTATCCCCACACCTGGAGGCATTTGAACTGAAATATTATCAGGCAAGTCAACAATTCGTGTAGTATTTTCCATACTATATGAATTCGCGTGATATCTTATTGTTTTCTCTAAAACGCATATTCTACGGGGGACCAAGGTCCCCCTCAGAGCACCGAATGTGTTCAAGGTTGAGACCCCCTTTGGGGGTCTCTGACCCCTCCTTCCTGTAAAACAGCAAGAATATGCCGGAAGAAGTATCCAAATAGTATAACAGCATGAGTGTAATATCACGTCAAACAACTCCGGACTTCGTCCTTCGTTGTTAGATGTCCGTAGGACATCAAACTTCTCCGGTAAATGCTCTCCTACGGAAATAGGCGAATTTACCGACCGTCCTTGGGACTTTGTCCAACTTGCGGAGAGAAGTTAGTAACTTTTTCGACACCAATCTACGGAGAGGTGTGCGAAAAATCTACAGAGACCCCCTTGTGGGAGTCTCAACTTTATTTATGAAAGAAATTATCAATAAAAGATATTCCCGTAGATGAAGGTGTTGTTCCCGCGGGTGGAGCTACACTTTTCATCAATATAGAACTATTTTCGGCTTTCTTGGCCGCTTTTTCCTCGTCCGACAACGGTGATTGAATATCAATAATCTGTTTGTTATTATCGCATTTGTTGGGTGTTGTGGTATATGTGTAACATTTTTCGCCATATTGATAAATTTTGTCGTCTAATTCGCTTAAAATAGGTCCATTGAAAACAATACAGCTCTTGTCATTACATGCTTTCTTAAACAAAGTTGCGATACCGAGACCTAATAACACGGATATGAAAAATCTACCTAACCATGTATTTAATAATCTCTTGAAATTCATGGTCTATCTTATACTATTACAGTACACAATTTATTATGATTGAGCAGGTATTTTGCTTATGGCATTTGGATTGGTGGGACATTTCACTTCCGTTTCCTTTACAGTAAAACAGTTGTTGGTCTTATCGCGAAACTGCAATAAATGAACATTTTCATGTGTCGGGTAAACAATAATTTTACGGTTGTTGTTAGTTGTAATATATACAAAAAATACACCTAATGTTAAACTAATGATAAACACTGGAATATTGATGTATTTGAGTAAATTCATTATGATATATGATATATGGTTATTTTTTACCTCCCTTTTTCTTCTTGGCAGATTTCTTCTTGGCGGGTTCCACCGTTTTGGGCGCTTTGTCAAATTCCGCAATCAATTCTTCGTCTGATAATCGCGGTGGGGCTAAACTACGGGGTTGTTCACCCTCTTCCGGTAATTTGAACACATAATTGTTAGGACGGTCAGTTTGTTGTAATACAAAATTTGCGTCTTTTTTCTTGTTTATTTTGTTACGCATACGTTCCTTCATTTCGTGTTGTTTCGTCATGCGCTCCAGAGCATTTATGTCTATCTTGGCGCCCTTGCCTCCCATGGTTTTGGCCATATTTTTGAACATTTCTTGAAATTTGTCGTCTCCACCACCCATTTCTTTCATTTTTTTAAGGATGTCACCGGCTTCGCGCATGATTTCTTCTTGTGAGATTTCGCCCGAATCCATCTTATTTTTGATTTTGTCACCCACTTTTTTGATAAGACCCATCATCTTGGCCGGATTACTCATCATTTTTTGAAAAATGTCTTTCGTAGTATGTACATCTTTGAAATCCTCCCCTAAAATACTCTCAAAGTCTCCAGAAATTTCCTCGGCAATGTTTTTGGCCATGCTGCCGATTTTTCCGTCAAACAATCCCTTCAAATGACCATGAATTTCGTCTAAATTCGGCATACCGGTGGTTTTATCGAAATTGAATGTAGGTTTTTCGGTATTTTCCTCTTGTCCAGATTCACCAGTTTCACCTTCATGTTTGGGTACATTTTCCTCCATGTTTTTAAAAAATGAACTCATGTTCTCAAAAGTTTCTTTCAATTTGTCCTGAAGATCGTCCTCATTGATTCCGTCAAACATGTCGGCGGTTTCACCAAAGCCCGATTTGTTCTTTACAGAACCGACTAAAGTGAACGTCAATAGTTGTAGATATTTCCAAATGGATTTTTGTGTAGTTTCGGTTACACCTTCGCAGTTATAGAGAACTCTGAAATCTACACCGGGTAAAAAACAAACATTTGTGGTGTTTTCTGGTAAAAAAAGTTCTTTGTTCTCATAGATGATATCAAAGAAACGTTCAGGAAGCATCAATAAACAATGTTTGAAGAGGGAACGGATTTCATAAGGGTCGACATTTGGGTCAGACCATTGTTGCCATAGATTGGCATATTCTGGGAACGTGGTTGAAAGGTCTTTGGTAAAATCGATAACAGTGGTTTGGAAGTTCTCGGGAATTTCAAAAATATCCGACATTTGTATTATATTATCATACAGAATTTTTATATAGTATTTTACACATTATCTTGTATAGAAGAAATCATGTCTAACATAGTTTGATTTGTTGTGGTAAAATCCATGTTTGTTGGACCACTCTTGTACTCGTTGTCCCAAAAATCGAGCGTATTATCAACATCTTCGATTTTTGGTCCCAACCTAACTCCAGAGGTAGATTCGCTTCTACTGCTTCGCAGTAGCGAGGAATAGTTTGAAAAATCTACACATGGAGTATTCATCTCTCTGGTCAAACATTTCATGTCATCATCATCATCATCATCATCATCATGATCATGATCATGATCATGATCAGTGGGTTTATCAAACAGAGATGGCATATAGGATTGTTGTCTACCTTGTGATACTTCACGACTTACACACCACATTTCTGCGTCTTGGTTTCCTAATGTATGATACAATACATAAATATCATTCCCGAGTCGTTTCATAAAATCATCTTCAGTCAAATGATTTGCTTTCATAAAATCAAACATGTCTTTCAGGAAACAACGTAATTTATTTTTATGTTCTTGAATCGCATTTTTATTACGTAAGTTCTCCAAACTTCTCCGATCACCTTTGGTGATCTCCGAAGTTAGTTGTTGAGAGCTTTGCTCTCTGACCAGAGGCGAATCTTCTAATTTCTGGTTTTGACATTTGTTGTACGAAAAATCATTAGGTCTATAATAACACGATTTTTGACGTTGCAATGTAGGGGGAGGTAATTTGTCGTTTTTGTGAGTGTCTAAAAATATACGGGTTTCGTACATTAATTCCTGTGTTTTTTGTCGAAAATGATATTTTGAAAGATTGATTGGTTCAACGTCGAGAAGCATGTCAAACGACTCCACAAGGGTGGAGACCCCAAAGGGGTCTCTAACCGACCTACGACCTCCGTCTTCTTCTTCAAGTCCTGTGACCGTAACCGGACTCATAGAATCTCTTATGTCTATCAAAGGAGGATAACAATACAATGTCTCGATTACTTCCTCTCTGTACACAATCTCAATCTCAATGTCGTGTATGTTTCCATAGGTGACTAAATGAAATATTTTTTCACGATCATTGGAAAGACACGCAATTTCGAGTTCCGAAACCCATTGATTGTTTTTCCAATCATAAATAAGTCCATTATACAAACGGAGTTTGAACGCATCTATCACATGATAAATGATATTGTATACTATCTCACCGTATACCATCGCACTGTTTTCAGTATTGTCTATAAAATAATATTCTCCGCGTAAGAAATTGGAAAGTTCTGTCAATAATCCACAATCGTGTTCTTTTCCAAACCCGATACATATCGTCGTGTAATTCGTATCCACCATTTGTTTCAATTTCTGGGGATTATTTTCACCCATAGTTATTTCTCCATCCGTCATAAACACATGATAAATGCGTGTATTCTCAGAACTTAAACCTTCTAATATGTTTTTGGCATTTTGTAACGCGATTTCAATATTGGTCAGAGTGTATGTTTTAATGTTATCCAATATTTCGAGAAGTCTGCTTACATTTTCTGGTGTAATTTTGATAAAATCCAATATTTGATAAAGTATTTGTCCAAAACCGGTGACAGCAACATATATTTCGGTGTTGTTAGTAACTTCTTCGACACCTTCAGTGTACGAAGAATCTACAGATTCCTTGGCCAATTCTTTGAAAATGCCTTTGAGTGTATGAATCACTTGTTGAATTTTTGTATTTTGGTTTTTGTATTTGTCAGACATGGAAGATGAACAGTCAATAGTGAACAACATATAAATTTTTTTGACATCAAACTCCTCCGCAATATTCTTATTCGCACATAGTTTAAGAATACCTATTTGTTTATGAATATCTGGTTCTTGATATAATAAATGGTTACCTGCGGTATGGAATTGAATTTCAGTTTGTTCAAACATGTTTGATAGTATTTGTATCTCATAATACATAATGTAAAAATAGAATCAATTTTTCTGGAACACTGCTAATATTCTTATGTAGTAAATATCCATATAATATATAATGTCAGAAATCATTGAACCTTTGCGTACAGATTTCTTAGAGATAGTATGTATTTATTCAGTGTTGATAGAGAAACGCGACAAAGTTGCGGAAAAAGTGGTCGGTTTAAAAGAGCGTTACAATGAATTAATAAAGCAAAACACACAACCAATGTTTCTTTTTTGTTTAGAATCTCTTTTTTTTCAATACAAGATTTTAAATTTAGAAATGGAGAACTACCAAAAATCCGCGTCCTTGATACAAAACCGTATTTATGGTGATTATTACAAATTATACAACATGATGTTGATTCAGTGTAAAGAAAATAACATAGATATCATAAATTCATCCGAACATTGTTCTCCTCTTGACGTTTCAGGTAACGAAGGTCATAGACAGGCGTCATTTGAGTCATCAAATAATACATTACCTGTATACAAAGACATTGATCCTTTTTTTAAATATCGGATTGAGGATATTATAAGTGTTCACGATAAAATATTGGAAATAATTGGCATTATGAATAAATTAAGTATAAAAAAAACGGAGAACATTCAACATCATCGCGAAAATGTGGTGGTGGGGTTCTCCTTGAAGATTTTTATACAAACCTTGGAATACGAACATATTTTAATAAAAGGTCAAATACAATTGTTCATGGATTACATCCAATTTTATCATTCATCCCAGAGAACCTATCTGGAAAAATTGATAAAGAAAATCGTCGATTTCACGGCAGAATTGGAAGATTTTATTCTGATTCCGAATCTTGAATTACCACCAAACAACTCCACAAGGGTGGAGACCCCAAATGGGTCTCTAACCGGTCTAGGACCTTCGTTGTTTGACCAAGACCAGAATATAATTTGTAACAATGAATTTAGTGAAGAAGCATACGAAGAAAGCAACGACTCGCAGCCAGATTTGGTATTAGGTCCGCTACTGAATATCACTGTTCCGGATGAATCGGTTTGTGTGGAACCCGACGAACCTCAAATGATGGACGAAACGATTGTAGAAAGCGCTATTATGGAAGAATTTACAAACATGATTGTGGATGAATCAAATTTCGAAGATAGTTTGGTCAGAGGTCCTTCTTCCATATCCGGTTCTCCTGAATTAGAATATCAAGAGGATTGTATTCCCCCTTCGCAAGAGGATGGTGATGCGAACGATTCAGTTGTTGTAGAAGAAAATAACAATACGGAGAACAATAGTGGTTCTCCCGATTCGCTTCCTGACCCGGAAAACAATGAGGATGGTTCTTACGAAGAGGCGTCACACTAAATAATTATATAAATAAATTATATAAATGTTACTTGAAAAAAAAGAGCCTTCCGAAAACAATGACGGTACGGCAAGTATTATGTTAGGTAAAAATAAACCAAAAAATGTGAAATGGTCACCAGAAAACGAATTAATTATGGTAGAATGGTGTGATATTGCGCAATGTTATAAATGGCTTCATCTGAAATGTCATAGAAAATTATCGAATCGTCACGCTTGGTTTACGATACCTGCGATTGCGCTTTCTACTATTAGTGGAACCGCATCTTTTGCTCAAAGTAGTCTTCCACCAGATCTGCAAGTCTATGCTCCGATGGCGATTGGTACCATCAACATTTTAATCGGTATTTCCACCACCATACAACAATACCTCAAAATATCCGAATTGAATGAAGCACATCGTGTTTCAGGAATATCTTGGGATAAATTTGCGCGCAATATTCGTATTGAACTTGCCAAAGACCCTGATGAAAGAATGGAGGCGGGTCAATTCTTAAAAATATGCCGAGCCGAATTTGATCGTTTGATGGAAACGAGTCCTAGTATTGACACAAAAACAATCAAAGAATTTCATAGTGCTTTCAAAGGAAAAGAAACGGCGGAAGATCGAAGAAAATTCGAAGAGCTCCAACAGGAGCGTTTTCGAGAACTACGAAAACCAGATATTTGTAATATCATCATATCTTCCAATGAAAGCCGCCATCACTGGTATATGGATCCACAGCGTTTGCGTAATTTTACACAATCTCAATTTGAGGAAGAGGGTGATAATTTCAACATATCAAAGGACAACATGTCAATTATAGGTAGTGATGTCTTACGGACATCTAACAACGAAGGACGAAGTTCTGAGTTGTTTGATTCCAAATATACCGAAGGTTTTCGCAATGAGGACCAGGATTGGTCATCAAAAAATATGCGAACAGGAGCGTTACCACGGATGGAAACTTCAAACATAATATATGAAAAAACTTTGTCAGACTTTGAAAAAATCAAACAGCAAAAACAAGTGGAGATGAAGGAAAGAAACGAAATCGAAGATATAATGAGAGAAGATACAAAAATATTGAACCAATATGTTGTAGCGTTTGTGGATGCTGTTGGAAGAAAACCACTTCCAGATGAAATTACATTGAATATGAATAAAAATGTGGATGTCCGTGTTCTCGAGAGTTATTTACAAAGTTATAATTCTGTTGATTTAACGTCAGTATAATATTTATTTATTATTTTGTAGCAAATATTTGTCTCACCTTGATAGGATTGATACTGTATGAATTTGTATCACCATTTACATAAACTGAACTAATTTCACCGCTTGAATAATACCCAAATCCATTGATTGTAGCTTTGTTCCATGAGTTATCGGCATTTACTTCAACTCTGTCTCCTATTTTATAAATATTTACCGGTAATCTTACTGAGGATAACCCATAAGAATATCTGCTATTTTTCTGTCCTTCATTGTGATCACCTTGATCACCATATTCCAAATTGTCTACATAAACCGCAGTCATTTGTGTAAAATTATTGTATACAACTTCTCTAACCTTACCTCGTATCCATCTCCAACCACCACTACCCGCATCATTCACTTCCACAGTATCACCAACCGTATATATATTTATTTTAATGTTTGTATTTACATTTATGAATACGACCGCCATTATGAGTATAAATAACGCCAAAACGAACAGGGTTGAAATGATTGAATCGTTTTTACAACGTATACATAATAATATGAGCAAAAACATGCCAAACCATATTCCTACACTCGATAGAATGTATTTATTCATTGCGGAATAATCCGCGTTTTTGGAAAAAATGTTTGATTCACCCAATATATCTTTAGATGTACCAAAAAAAATACCAAAAGTTATTCCAATAACAATTAAATAAAGCAAACTCACCCCAAGATTGATGAAAGAGCCGTAATTCTCGCTATCGAGATTTAAAAGTAGATTTATGTATTTGTTATATTTTAGGTATGCTACTACAGGCAAAATTACAATAATAAGTATATAAAATATGGCGTATCTGATATCTACATTTACTTTTTGCGCAAAATACGTTAAAAGTAATACCAATATGACAGCCATACCGCATATAACACAAATAAACAATCCATATGCGTTTTTTTCCCCGACCATTTCAATAAAAGATTCCGTCATATCCACACCGGTCACTATACCATACACGATGATTAAATACTTTATATAATGAACTTAAAGCTTATATAGGTAATATAATTATCGCTTCTATTACTATCTATCAAGAAGCATTTGTTTCTAAAATAACTTTGTTGTTAGAAGATTTTCCAGTCGCACTTTCAATGTATTATGACGATCCTTATCACCCCACTACCGATCCGGATGAAATGTCCGTGGGTAGCACCAGTACCTTTACCATAAAAACAAATAATAGCAGCGTTCGCAGACAACGTCGCAATATTGCTGACGAAATTAAACGTTCCGACAAGGGATACAGTTCTTATCAACACCGGGCAGCTTCTGCGAATGGAATGAAAACATACAAGGTAGAAATGTTTGATAGTGGTACGTGTATCGGTAATCGCATTCGTGATCCCATGAGTGGTGCTAGATTGAACGAGCGTATTGGTTCAAAACAAGAATTACATTATTTAAAGGTGCGCATGGCAGGATTCAATCCTGGTAAAACAGTGACATTGTATTATGATTCACCCGAGCAGTTAGAAAGACACCATAAATGTAAAGTTTCTACCAATATCAAAGAGAGGTGGATTCAAACCAAATGCAATGAATTTGCGGGGATCAATATCCCCTAAGAACTGCGCACCTGTTCAAGGTTGACCCCCCCTCCTTCCTGTAAAAAATTGATTATTTTTGTCTACATGCTTATTTATAAGTATCAAAAACTAGGTGTTGTTATATTGCGTAAAAATACATTTACACAATATTATTTTACAATGATAGATGACTGTTGTGCGATTTGCTTGTCTAGTCTTCAGGCATACCAGAGAAAACTACATACCACGGAATGTGGTCATGTTTTCCATGAAACGTGTTTTGACAAGATTATAGGTGAATTGAGATGTCCATGTTGCCGCGGTGAAGTACAACCTGTACTGAAACAACAAATCCGAATTATGGACCATTCTATCAAAGACATGTCCGAATGTATACGTATGTTTCCGATGTTACATAAAGTATGTATGGAGCACCAAAATGAAAAGATCCAAGAATTGGAAGAAGAACTACGTAAAGCCAAACAAACAAAGCGTATTGTAAGTGATGAATTGTACAATACGAACAAATACAACAAATCCATTTTGGAGCAATACAAAATAACCAAAAAATCCATGTTAGAACAGCAACGTGAAGAATTGGCCGAATACCAACGGAAAAAAGCGGCCATTCGTTCCGAAACTAAATCCAAAAAAAAAGCGAAAACCAATGTTGTCAAAAATAACGTTTCTCAATCTACATTGATTGAACAAATTATACGCGCAGCAAACAACTCCACATGAGTTGAGACCCTATAAGAGGTTTCTAAGGGTGTTTGAATTACTTACTTCTACACCCGTGAAGATTTGAATATAATGTTCAATGGTGTAAAACATAAATAAAAGCATAAATTGTATATAATGTATATGAATGTATTTACTGTATTTTTTTGTTTGACATCATTGTATGATTTGAATTCGTTTTTTCTAGGAAATGTATACAGAAAACGTACCGAATATCAAAGATTTTTTACAACTGTTGCGGATGGAAAGAATCGGTTTAGTATCAAGCCAAATAACCTGGTAATAGATGATAAAATATTACAAAATGGTGAAGATGAGAACAACAAAAACAATAAAACCAAAGCCAGTTATGGCCCCAACAATTATTTGAATCCCAGGAATAAATACGCACAATTTATTCAAAGAAAATATTTCAAGAAACGGTTAGATGGCTGCGACCACAGGTGGAAAATAAATGAATCTGAATATTTTAAATATGGTGACGAAATAGAGAACCACGCTAAGAACCAGAAAAAATTATCCATATTGAGAACACTAGAAAACACTCATGTTTCGGAAATAACCAAATTTCAGTTGATTCAGAATTGGCCAGATTTTTTTACTTCCAATAAAAAAGCACTATATCGTGGTTTCGAAGAATTTGAAGAATTTTTCCACAGCGATAGCGGAGAAAAAATCTCCTAACTCCGGACAAAGACAAAAATAAATATATGTATTTGTTATAGTATGCCTACGGTGCCCTTTGTACCTCTAGGTGTTCCCCTATTACGTCAAATAAACAATGGTATTTTGAAAGCTAAAAATGCCATGCCCCAAAAAGACATTACAAGTGACAACAATGCATCATTTTCATTGGGAAGAAAATTGTTTCAAAAAACGGCAGCGCCCGCAAGTACCACCATTACCATTGGCAAAATGGTAATCCAACGCAAAGAGTTGGGTTTAGACAATCAAAGATCTGTGATTACCGGTCCAGCAACGACCCTCCAAAAACGATGGATAGGTGGGAATCGTGATTCATCTAGTGTCACTAAAAGACGAGGAATGAATGCGATAGGTAAACAAGAATTGAACCCGGCAGGCACCGCAGTGGCTTTCAAAAACGTGGTTGATAGAAATACACAGCGTCAAGCACGTAGACGTGTACGTCATGTAGGTTCTGCCGCACCCCCCAAGAAAATACATAACTATAAAAATGCGCCAGTGTTTTTTTAATAAAAAACCCCGCGATAATATAATAAAAATGAAAGCTATCGCAGTGTTTACAGGACCAAAAATAAAGGGTACCGTGAGATTTACGGAAGAAGGTGGTAAAACGGCGATTGATATTGATGTACAAGGATTGAAAAAAAATGGTGTTCACGGATTTCATATTCACGAATACGGTGATTTATCACAAGGTTGTGACAGCGCATGTGGACATTACAATCCATATCATAAAAATCACGGCGGACCAGAGGACAAAGAACGTCACGTCGGCGATTTAGGAAATTTGACTGCTGATGCCGAAGGAAAAGCACAATATCGCATGATAGACCCTCTGGTAAAACTTCGTGGTACCAAATGTAACATTGTGGGACGTGGACTGGTGATTCATGCGGATTCCGACGATTTGGGAAAAGGTAAAAATGAAGCCAGTCTTGTGAATGGCAATGCGGGTAAACGAATTGCTTGTGCGGTCATAGGATGGAGTTCTCAATGCTGATGAATATTTTATGTTATTATTGTATAGACGTATAATAACATATTTTTTATAGAATGGATACACCTAACCCATATTTGAATTATACATTGGCAGGAGAACCCGTCGCGATCTTCGGTATGTTTTTGATTACTACCGCATTGATGGCTTATGTCACTTTGTCGGGACCATCAAAAAGCGAAGAATCTGAAGAACCTGAAGAAACCCAAAAAGAATCTGAATCTGATTCCGCGATCGTACCTGGTATGGGGATGATGCCCACCGTCGTCGATACTGAAGAAGCGCCCCCGGAAGAATCCGAAGAAGCACCGCCAGAAGAATCTGAAGAAGCACCGCCACCAGTAGAGGAACCATCTGAACAACCCGCATCAACAGAACCAGTAGCAGAATCTGAAGAAAAACCCAAAGGAGGTAAAGGGTGGTTTGCCAGTGTTTTTCAGCGCAAAGGAGATGGTAAAAAACGAAAATCAACCAGAAATTTACGTAAAAAACGCAATGCGAAAACCAAACGTCAGATGAAGGAAACTAAACCCTCAAAATCAAAGCGATAAACATTGTTGGAAAAATGAGTTGACTTCTTCCGGTTTGGACGAATTCACCACCGCATCCGGAATAATCCCCGTATTTCCCTTCTTCCATGCCAAAATCGCCGGAATTCCACTCAACATTCGTCTTGTTTTCAAAAACGCATATAACTCCAAATACTCGTCAATATCGATAATATAACATGTATATTTGTCGGATAATTTTAGCATATTCTCTTTCACTTGTGCCTCTATTTTTTGACATGGTTTACACCAAGTCGCTCCAAATTTAACAATAATAACTCCAGTATTGTTCTGTAATATCGCCGAAAATTCTTCAGGAGTCCCAATCTCTTCCAAATACGTAGGCATATAACATAATATCACAATTTATTTCTATGTTGTTTTACTCAAAAAAATAAATGATGATACTAGTATACATGACTCATAATTTAGATATACAGACGTATTCTTTGGAAGAACTGCTAGATTTATTCAATTTATCCAAGAATTACGATGTAGAAGAGCTTAAAAAAGCCAAACGCAAAGTTCTCTACATGCATCCAGACAAATCCAAAATGCCTCCCGAATATTTTTTGTTTTACAAAAAAGCGTTTGAAATCGTAGTGACCTTTTTCGAGGAGCGGGTGAAGCAAGACCGACCTGTCCCACAAACCGAAATTGAATATACACCGATGAATACATCGGAGAACAAGCGTGTGGGTAAGGTCATCAAAGAAATGAAATCGGAAGAGTTTAACAGTAAATTCAACGAAATATTTGACAAAAATATGTCAAAAACACCAGACCCCAGTCGCAATGCGTGGTTCCAACAAGAAGATGCGTTGTATAATGTTCCGGATAAGGTGTCACATCAGAACATGGGCAACGCTTTAAAAGACATACGTGAAAAAGGCAGTGAAATGATACATTATCGTGGTGTGGAGACCATGTACAGCACGGGAGCGGGAGGTACGAATCTGTATGATGACGGAGCATCGGAAGAAACGGGCTACATCGCTTCGGATGTTTTCGGTAAACTAAAATACGACGATTTGAGACGTGTTCATAAGGACCAGACCGTATTTTCTGTGAGCGAATCGGATTACGATAACATGACCAAATACGCATCGGTAGACCAGTTGTCACAGGCACGCGGGAAACAAATTTTGACACCTTTGGAAAAATCACATGCCGAAGCGCAGATACAACGACAAGAAAATATTCATAAAGAAGCCATGATGAAGAGGCAATACGAGGCGAAATTGAGAACCATGGAATATGAGGAAAAAAACAAGACTGTGTTGGCCAATTTCTTGAGGTTAACGTAAAATACTCCAATTATATTATGTATTATGTAAAATACTTAAAGACATAACATATAATATGTTATGTGGATACTATAACAAGTATTCCACATCCAATGCTCGTATATTGTATCGGTTAGCATGTGGTCCTTATAAGTCCAAGGGCGGGGTTCAATTCCCCGTACGAGTATTCATTTTGTTACATTCCCATGAATGTAATAAAAAAATCTATATTGAGTATTTTCCCGTAGCGATAACAGAGTGTTCAGTTCAAACTCCTCCGGTAGCGAAGCAACCTTTGGAGTTAGGTTGGGACCAAATCCCTTTCAGCGTGTTCCATCAAGGTACACACATTCTCCAACATAATCTTCAGGTCCGTTTTTTTGTCGGTATCCTTTATGGATTTGATTTTTTGCTCCATCGCCATTTTCAAACGCTTCAACGTAGACAAATATACCATAGTTTTGTCGGTCATGCCGCGTTGTTTGGCTAAAATCATCCAACCAAGGTGTTCAAACATATGCTTGTACCACTCATGAATACCGTGGAATGTGGCATCACAACAGCTGCCAATAGGCATGTGGTGGTGTACATCGTAATCTTTATTGGTGTGGGATTTCATCGTTTTTCTACGCGCATTTTTGGGCATGATTACACCCTTGAACATTATAAACCGCACAAAGTGCGGTTCGTGTTCAAGGGCAACGTTACCGATAAATCAATCAAAACGCACGCTTTGCGTGCGGATTTGAATGTTCATCGGTGTATATATTATGCCAATATTTTTTGTATAACACGTTCGCGATTGGCTCGGTTCTCCGGGTTAGACGAATTACCATTGTAAGTTACTTGACCATCATGAATACGATAATACAACAATACATCGGAAATATTGTATATTCGCCCAAACTTTTTCAAAATACGTAATTCAATCTCGTAATCTTGGAGACAACTACCCATGGTAACATCGTAATTTCCCACAGCCAATATGGCGGATTTTTTGTAACAAAGGGTCGGATGATTCGCGAACCATTCAGGTCGTGTTTGTTTGAACCTTTCCCACGTCATTGCTGGTGGGTGATTCGTGCGCTGAAAAAATTGTTTGTCTTTGGGGTTCTGAGCATTTTGTTGAAATAATTGTAAATCCGAACCCACCATCACACAATCGGGATGGGATTTCATAAATTCCAATTGTCGTTTGATACGGTCCGGGAACATGATGTCGTCAGAATCCATCTTCACAATGATTTCGTTCGTACACATGTTGACACCGTCATACAGGGATTGCGCAATGCCCCGGTTCGTCGCATTCTTGGAAAAAACCACACGTGTAAACCGCGTGGTTTTTTCGAAGTTCTCCAATTCGCGTTCCAATAATTGTGTGTGAATCGCTTCCGAACCGTCGTCAATCCATACCAATTCAATCCCAAAATGCCCGTTCTGGGTTTTGATGGATTCCAAACATTCTTTTACAAACATAAATTTGGTGTTGTAACTGCTCACCAACACCGACACCCATTCATTGGGTGCCAATAACTGCGGAGGTACTTCGATCTGATTCATAATCTCGTAATTTTGTTTGGTCGACCCCCATTCCTGAAAACAGTAGACTTTCTTGTGACCTTCGTAGTGTATACCGGTAAAATGATAAGGGATGAAACTGTAGCTGGGATAAACACTTAGGTCTGTGTATTTACCTGTTTCCAAGAGCCGTGTCAATAGTCCTGGACCGACGGTATACCAGGCACGTTGTCCGCACGTTTCTGGACAGCTATCGTTGGTCAGCATCCAATCAATGGCGGCGCGGCAGAGGGGATGTTTGGGTGGAAACCCCATGGTACCTGTGGCGACGAGACCCTGACGTGCGGTCTCGTTTTCGAACCCGGCAAAGGCCTGTTTTTCTAGGAAAGAGGCGTCAAAGGGTTCGAGACAGACGGAATCCGCGTCTTGGAAAATGCCGCCGTAATGGTAGAGAATTTCCCAGCGCATGATGTCGGCTTTGCCGTTGATTTCGGACATGCGATTGATGGCATTGATACATTCAAATTTCATATTTCTGCGTTCGATTTCGGCTTCGGTCCAACGGATATATTCGTATTCAGGATGTTTGTCTTTGAAAGTGTCCATGAATTTGGTGGGGGCAGGTTTGGAACCGATCCACAATTGATGGAGGATTTTTGGGATGGGCATGTTTATGCTAAATATATATTTGAAACAAACATATGTTTAACTCCTTGTTTTTTGAATTATTATAGTTATTGTTGTTGTGGTTTTTGTTGTTGTGGTTGTTCTTGTTGTGGGTTTTTTCCAAAAAATGAAAATGATGGCATGTTTAAATTACGCAGATTACCAGTATATGGAAAAAATAATTTCATAAGTTTTTCCAATTTGGCTTTATGTTCTGGAAGAATATCGGATTTATTCATTTGTTTTAGTTCTGATTTTATTAAATCTGTAGTTTGAGTCACAAATAGTGGGTTTTTCTCTACTTGTTCTGCTCCTGAACTTAGGTTTTTATACTCGTCATTCTCTTCTACTAATTTATTTACTATTTGGTCTTTGGTCATGTCATCTATATTCATTTTACTAAGTTTATCCATCATTTCAGTTGCGTATGTCCACCCCCCCATTTTTTTACGTAACCGATGTTTTCGCATATGTTTCTTCGTATGTCTTCTCGACGATTTATGATTCTTCATCGACCTCTTCGTCGATTTCTTGACCGATCGCTTTATTTTACGCACCATTTTCATAGATTTGGATTTTCTACTCATTATATACTAAATACTTATATTATATTTTGCTTCGGAATCAATTCGTAGCAAAAAACAAAAAAATACAATATTTACAGTATATACACAATATTTCTGTTTTTCATATTTTTATGTTATCTGTAGATTTTCCGCACACCTTTGGTGTCGGAAAAATTACTAACAACGAAGGTCGAAGACCGGTTAGAGACCCCTCTGGTAAGAGACACCAAATGTGTCTCCCACCTTACATCCCTTCGGGATGTAGAGGGGTCTCCACCCTTGTGGAGTTGTTTAGTTGAAGCGTTGATACAAACACAGTCCCGTATCCGAATTCGAGTGAACCAACATATTGTTTTCAAAATAGTGATTTTCTTGCTGACAATCCGCTACATATTGCGTTTGGGTAAGAATCTCACCTGCGAAAATGACCGACGTGGAACCCGGATGCATCATATAAACTTGAACCATACACTTGTAATTATCTTCTTCACCCAAGATTTCTTCTGAATCATCTGTGAAAGCGAAGAAGTTATCATTGTTATTTACATTATCTACAAAACGTGTCTTGATGACAATATCACTGGTATGATAATGTTTGCGAAACAATTCATACGTTCCACTACCAAACATGGGGTTATCATACACATTCCATGTGGTCAATAACCAATCCGCGACCAAATGTTTGTAAGGGCACGTCAAATTGGCATGCCAATTCAACCAAGATATTTTCCAAATATCGGGAATAACGCTCTTACTGAAAATTTCCTTGCACGTTCCGTCATATTCGAAAATATGACGAAGCAGATCAGGAAACAACTGACTGAGACGGGATCGCGACGAAGAATTGTTCAAGCAGAGTGTCATATTACATATATGTTGATTTGATTAATGATCTGTATTCGAGAACCTGGTCAATTATAATCAATTTTTTACAGGAACCCTGCGGGTTCCTCGTACGCTCCTCCGCCAGGAAATGCCCACCCTTTGGGGTGGGCATAACGGTAAGTAGACTCTTGCTGTTATACAGGAAGGAGGGGGCGTGCGGGGGGACCTTGGTCCCCCGCATTTAGCGTAGTAACAAAAAAAATAATAAAAACATGTCATATATGTTATGACATGTTCCCCGCAATAGATGTTTTTTTTAGAAATCAAATATCAAAACAAAAAATATTAGAAAAAATACGTGAAAAAGGCATCATAATTCTCAAACAAATCCATCCAGAAACTTGGTTTACACATAAATTATTGTATACTAGTAGTCATTTGTTTCTCATCCCCTTTTTCATCTATTTTTTCACAGAACATTCCCGGATTCAATCCATCTTGTTCTCCTCCCTGTTTGCCAATTTCGTTTTCTCGATTGCGTTTTGGCATGACCCTATCAAAGGTTCCTTGGTACACCGTATAGATGCGGCTGCCGCGAGAACTTCCTTTGCCATGTTGTTTGTATTCATCGTTTTTTTACGCAGTTTATCCTGGGTAAATTATATTTGGTTCACATTGTCCCTTTTTACCACCGTATTGTTTTTCTATTTGAGCAATATGTATTCATCCTACGAATGGTGTTGTATTGAACATATATTGTGCCACTTTATGGCGCACATTTTTACAACGATTTCAATCTTATTTGCGATATTATGATAAACAAAAAATATAATACACAATATGTCGATAAAAATCATCAAACAACTCAGGACTTCGTCCTTCGTTGTTAGTAACTTCTTCACACCCAAAATATTGTATGCGAGTAGTCATTTATTTTTACTGGTAATTTTTATGAATTTGATGTCCTACGGACATCTAACAACGAAGGACAAAGTCCGGAGTTGTTTGACGGAACTCCACCCCCTTATATTTTCCATGTTCTCCTCCTCACTGATGACCAATTTCGCATTTTCCATCGCTTTTTGGAATAATCCCGTCCGAGGTTCTCTTATACATCTCATAGATACTGTTGCATCCAAAACATCCATTGGAATGACGGTTATATATCATGTGTTTTTTCATGGATTGCCCATTTGTCGTCGTGTATGTTATGTCATTACCATAGCATTCATGGGGTGGTGTTTTTATCTAAGTAACTGTTATTCCACTAAAGCATGGTGTTGTCCACAACACATTTTGTCACATTTTATGGCGCATATTTGTGCATTCATTGCTATTTGTATTGCGGTAAAAACTCCTCCACAACCCCCCAAACTTCATCCTCCGTTGTAAAATATCATTCGGACATCACAATATTACGTAACTCCCTCAATTCATTTTTAATTTCCAACAACAAATCCATAAGTAAGGATGTGTTTATAGGTACAGGATTGCTTTCTAATTGAACAACCCCATTGGATTCATCAGGTAACAAATCCTCCTGAATTTTCAACTTACGACTTGTATTTCTCACTATACTCAACTTCGCTTCGGATTGTTGGTCTGGAACAGCTGTTTTGGGTTCTTGAGTGGGCAATACATTAGGATTGGGTAAATACAACAATTCACGTTCTCGTAATTGCTGTTGCATGAGTTCTTCCATGTTCTCAATGACAGTATCTTTTTCCAGTTCGTGAAAATTGGGTTCGGCGGGTACCTCACGTTTCAACATGTTCTCATATTCTCGCTGTCTTTCCTCCAATATATTCGTAGAAACGATGCGAGGTTCTCCAATAATTGTCTGTGGTCGTGGAGTAATAAGAATTTTGTTATTATTGGGTCCCATCAACTCCGAAAAAGGCGTATTTACTTGATGACCCAGAGGTTCTGCTCCGAAAGTGACGCGTTTTGTTCCATCAAACAACTCCTGTCTTCGTACTTCATTATTAGTATTTTTTTTGTGTTTCATAAAATCAATCATATATTGAATAGTTTGTTTGTTCAGGTTCTCCAATTCTACTTTGGATAAGTGTTCACGTTTTCGTTTTTCATAAAAATGTTGGATAATATCTTTGAACCAGTTCTCTTGTTCAGTTACATTCGGAAAAATATCACTTATATTTGGTAATTTTTGTGAGACATTCCATAGCAAACGTTGGTTCTCTTGCTGAATAAATTTAGACATTCGTTACAATCAAGTAAGATAATTCTTCTATGTTTTTTATGGCAAAAATAATTTGTCCAATTTTTCCCGATTTTTCTTCGTATCTTCGTACCCCTGGTGAAACAAATGATGGAAATTGTATTTACCTTTCGATAACAAGCTTGTGTAATCTTCAATGTTACACCACGTTTTGTTTTGTTTCGGTTCCCACATGCCAGGTGTGATATGAAGAGTAGGCTGAATATTAGTATAATATGGATAATGTGAGAACCCACCGTCAAACGCATAAGAATCTTTGTATTTATTTATGAATCCTCCGGTAATGAGAGGAATATGTGAACTTGATATACAACAATTCAATGCGTCTTCTAAATTCACGAAATTTGAAAAAATACTGGTTTTGAGGAACGTTCCTGTGGAATTCGCGACGGTTCTCTGTTCATTCGGCGATAGATGGTCCACCGTCCGTTTGTTGGTAGCTTCGCTAGAACCCTTACCGAAATGTCGTAGTGTTGTTACTCCAATGAAGACACGGGATAAATCAAAATCCGAATCTTTTGTATGTGTCAGTACACGCAACTTCATGATTTGTTCAAATTCCTGTATGGAATCGTTTTTTCCAAGTGTAGGTTTGTTACCAATTACTTTGGTAATTAAATCGGTAAGATTGCCCTTGTATGTACATAAAATCGCATTCCATGACCCCGCACTCGCACCTGAAAAAACATAGTCGGACAAGTCGTAACTTTCCTTTAAAAAGGTGATAATGCCCATCATATAGAACCCCTTGAATCCGCCTGGGGAAATAGAGATTAATTTCTGTTTATTTTCGTTCTTAACTTCGTAGGACGAAGTTCGGAGAAGTTTGGAATGAAAAAACGATAGACGTGGTGATTTTTTGTTGTATGGAAAGACATACGGTACAGAATATCTTACAAATAACATGCTAAATAGCACAATATGACGAAACATACAATATCATATACTTTACTATTATATGTTTTATTTCGGTGTAATTTTATAACCATATACAACAACATCTTTGGGTTGCTTATTGGCTTTATTGTCTTTCTTATTCCAAGCTTCACGCATGGAAATGAGGTCTTCTTCCGTATCATCTACCGTATTTATCATGAATTTTTGTAGTGCTTCGAAGAAAGTACCATTGATTTCGTCAAATACAAAAACTTTATAAAATGGTTTTCCTGGACGCACTTTGGAATTACGTACCAATGTTTTTACGTGAGTCGTAAATGCTCCAAGACCACCCCTATGTTTTCGTGTTTTATGCTTCTTTTGAATACGTTTTCTGGAATAACTTGGCATTTTCTGTTACGAATAGTAAGATTACAATATAAGCACATTTTATTTGTTGAAATATTTTGAGCGAAGATTCTCCACAAAATTATCGGGAATACGTTGTTTACGGAAGAAATGAAGACGGTCAAATGTGGGGGACCCAGCCCCCCTCCTTTTGGTGAATCCTGATTGTTTTATTTGGTCCCCCATAATGTCAGGATTGTTTAATAACATGGTAATGATAAAGAAAAGGGAATACATGCCACATTCGGTATTCGTACGTTGATGAGTCATTGGATAATTTTCTATAAATTTGAGACGTATGGGGCGTGACATTTCCAAACCCTGTTTTTGAATGCGCTTCACTAAACGCATAATTTCTGTGGGAATTTTACTACCCGCGCTATCGAAATAAAAGATAAATCGCGCCTGTATGTCAATAAACATCGAAACCCAATGTGTACCTGGCCCTGTATGTTTATCTAAATTAAATACGATGGCTATTTTGCGATGTTTTTTTGACAAATGATGTTTGAGTGAAAAATGACACAATTCGCTGGTAACACATGTCGAATTGGATGTGCTCGTTGGGGAATCAAAATCGATGAAAGACGGGCCAATAAATTCGAAATGTGGGTACTTGTCTTCATATTGGGTAAGTACGTTGAAAATGTCGTAATTGGACAACCATTCATTGGGATTGTAGTCCCATTCTTTGGGGCGTTTGGGCGCAAACACATATTCTTTGATTCTCCCGCGTAATTTCTCGTCTTTGATTTGACTTAACCAACAATCCTCTTTACCGCAGTTCGATAACCGCGTTTGTAATTCGGCTATGATTTTTTTGGGTTCGGTTTCACGTATGGGATTTGTGCGATGAAAATGATTGTAGTCTGATTTTATTTTGGTTAAAATATTGGGCGTGAAACAGGTGTCTTTTGTGGCAGTTTTGCCTTGAATGGCTGGACTACAATTCAAGGATGTATCCTTCGACATTTTTCTTTGGGTTTTCCGTTTATTTATTTTATTTTTTTTTGTGAATCCTGTTAAAAATGAAAAATTGGACATCAATCTCCTCAATCTCTTATACAAGTTATGTAGATTATTTACGATATGTAGATTTTTCGCAGACCAAAGGTGTCGAAAAAATTACTAACTACGAAGGTAGTAGACCGAAGTTGTTCGGAGACAAACATATGGTGGTCCCAACCTAACTCCAAAGGTAGCTTCGCTACCGGAGTTGTTTGTAGAGAATCTCATCATTTATCATCGAAGATGTTCTTAGGGGACCTTGGACCCCTGTATTGTATGACCTTTTTACCTGAAAATGCCACAAAATCCCTGGACAAATTATCCGCAGGAAGTACTTTATTATTCGATTTGTGAATTTGTTTTCCCCAGAATGATTTGGGGAAATCGCTTCCTGGCTCTGATTTTTTGACGCCTCCTGTTTTCGAAAAATCGGCGGTATTTTCCGTAGAATTCATGAATTTTTCATCAAACATTGTTTCGTCCTCATCACCATCGTCTGAATATGAATCTTTAGTGTATTGTTCTAGTTCCTGGTTCTCCAAATATTTAATACACGATTTCGTAAAATGATGAAATGTCTCGGTCATGTCGTGATTCCATTGTTTTTTTGGATTCGACAGAAGTTGCTGAGTAATACCCATAATACCGTCATGATATTTGATGAGTGTTTTACGGTATTCCGTAAATTCTTCGTATTTTTGGGGGTCTGTTTTTGATAAGTATTTGAAATAATGATGGTTATTCATGAACAACTCCATGGACATTTTATCAAACTTAGTCATCGGAGTAGCAAACTCCTCTAGTGTTAGGTTGTCTGTCGATTCTTCCATTACAATTGGCGATAAGAAAGAAAAGAAAAAATGTCCTCTATATGTATATAGTTCACTAAAATGTCCTTACAATCATTAAGAACTCCTTATATTGCGCCTTCCAGTTTGGGAGGTGGTCCCTACAAAGGTTGGTCACCCAAACAATTTGCCAACAACGCTAAAGGTAATGCGATTGACCGCCGGATCATTGTTAAATCATGGAACAATGCTTACTCGGTAGGAACCGTCAACGGTCGTGGACGTGCGATTGGTCCTTTTCGTGCTGTCACCAATACAGGTGATTTTCTTTCGCGCCAAAATTATTCTTGCGGTGGTCCTAACCCCGTAACGATTGACCGTTATAAGCGAAAAAATAACATTGGTAATGTGCCTCAACGATGCGACGGAACGGCGATTCCTCCTTCCACTTGCAATCCTCGCTTTGTACCTGACAGTTCAGACTACATAAAATTTAGGCGTATACGTGCGGCTAATCTAACTTTCAATGACAAAAAATTCGGTGGTAATGATAGTCGCGGTCAGTATGTTCCGTTAATGGCGGTGCGTAGACGGTAATGGTACATAAGTTTTTCCCAGCATAGAATATAGATGTTGAATCAATATTTAGCCGAATTTTTTGGAACATGTTTTTTCGTTTTTATTATTTTGGCCACGGGCAATCCTATAGCGATTGGTGCCTCCCTCGCTCTCGTTATATTGCTCACAAAAGACATTAGTGGAGGTAATATTAATCCTGCCGTAAGTGTTGTTATGGCTTCCATCGGGAAATTGCCCATGGCGGACTTGGTGCCTTATATATTGGCACAAGTGTTTGGCGCATTGGTCGCACTGGAAATTTATAAGCGCATCCAGTTTACGTAAAATACGTGGAACCATTGTTCCAAGTATTTTTCTCATTAATCCTCCATTTTACTTGGCATGCGTTCGAACAAACGGTACAGTAAAAACAAGCTGAGAAC